CCTTGCCTCGCTGCCATGTCCCGTGTGGTGGCAATTCTACGTCTGGCCTTCTCTGATACTGCCGGCGCTTCACTTCGGTTCGACGTTGTGAGGCGGTCATCCCACCCCACACGCCAAAGTCCTTCTCATGAACGAGCGCCCAATCCAGACACTCCTGCTGAACAGGACACCCTAGACAGAACCGACACGCTGCTTTCAGGTCCGCCTTGATTGCCTCCTTGGTCCTGAACACAGTGATGTATTCGTCGGGGTAGAACACGGATGTCATGTCCTGGCCCCGACACTTCGCTTCCTCCCGCCAATCCTTCACTATGCGATAGCCATCTTGATCGCCGTGAGCAACTTGGCGTGTTCGGCAGCAACCTTGCAAAGTTCATCATTGCTTTCCGAGAACTCTTGGATGCGCTGAATGAAGTCCTTGTTTTCGGCCTCGCAATCGGCCAGTTCAACCAACAACTTGCGAATGATCGGGTCCACATCTGAACCCCATCCTTCCTGACCCAAGTGTTCGGTGATCCACTCAACCGACCGCTCCGATATTGCTTGACGCTCTGCGTTCATTTCTGCCTCCTGTTCGTAGACTTCAAGTGTCTGCTTCATCATTGCCATTAGAACGGTTCCTCTCCTGCTGCGTACTCAACTGCGCCGGGGAAGGCATCAGTGAGCGCCTTAGTCTGACCACTACGCTTGCCCGAGTCAAGAACCTTTCGAGCGGCATTGAACCCTGCGCCCAACTGCTTGTCGCTGAGCTTGCCGAACTCCCTGCCCTTGGCGACGAGATCCTTAAGGAACCCTTGGCTTGGGTCTGCCTCATGGCCCTCAACAATCACAGCCCACCGACTGTCCGACTCAATCTCCATGCGAGGTGAGTTGGACTTGGTTGGGACTGGCGGTGCGTAGGTTTCCTTCTTTGCCTGCGTTACAGCCTGCCGTGCCTGCTGCACACCCTTGGGGTTAGACGCTGCGTTGCCATCGTCATCGTTGTCAGCGACGAGTCCAAGGACAGCCATGTACGCATAGCGCCGACCGTAGGTGACAGCACTACCCTGTCCCTGCGGATCGCTCTTGGGCAGGTGCAGCACCATTGAGTTAGCGATGTACTCGCCCGATGAGTGCAGCAGGTAAGTGGTCAGTGTGTCCACGCCTGCCTCGTTGCTGATGTGCTGCGAGATGGACAGCCCATGCTTGGTCAGCACAGGGGTCGCAACCTGGACCACGGTGGCAAGGTCCGCGTACTTCGACTTGAAGAACGGGTTTGCCGACTCCTTGGGTACTGCCGAAAACTCAGCCTGTGCTGCGCTCAGGGCAGTAGCCAGTTCCTTGAGGGTTTCGCTCTGCATCAGAACGCCTCCGTGGTCTGCTTCTCAAGCTTGGTAACGCCGGCCAACTGCCAACGAAGGTTCACGCCGATCTCGTCAGCGATGAACGGCAACGATGCTGCGGTGGTCCCGTCCTTCTTCTCATACACACGGGGAGACTCGATGCGCCCGATGGCGATGATGTCCGTACCCTTAGCCAGAGACTCGGTGACGTTCTCGGCCAGTGAACCGAACACTGTGACATCGTGCCAAACAGTTTCGGATTGCCACTCGCTGCCCACCTTGCGACGACGCTCGACAGCAACGGAGAACCGTGCCGTGGGCGTGCCACTGTCTGAGTAGGAAAGCTTGGGGTCTGCGCCCAAGCGTCCAGTGATGGATGATACCTGCATTACTTCCTCCCAATCTGGATCAGGGGTGTTCCTGGTCCATCGTTGACGCATTGCTCCATGTATGAGCAGTATTGACAGCGCCAATCTTGCTTCGCTCCCTCGGGTGAGAGAGACATCTCATTGCCCTTGTCGTCAATGGCGAACCGCTCAGGCAACACGCCTGCCTCGAGGTCGTCAATGATCCGCAACTGTCGGGCGATCTCCTGATCTGCGAGTGGTTCCCACGCTTCCTTGGGAATCCAGAACTCGCTGATGATCCGCATGGCTTCGGGCAGAGCCATCTGTGCTGCCATGCCCTTGCTCACGGCTTCAAGTGCAATGTGTCCGACACAGATCCACTCACAGTCGTTGGCCTTAGCGTTCAGGGCTGACTGCAAAACTGTGGAGAATCGGGGACCGCTTGGGTTCTCGATCTTTGGTGGCCGAGTCTTGATGCCTGACGCTGACTTGTACGCCGTGCCGTTCATGGTCTTGAGTTCGTAGAGAACCCTCCCGTAATCGGGATGATTGATGACACCATCACAGTGACCCGATGAGGTAGCCACCTGCGTCGGGATCTCAAAAGTTGAGTCAGGGTAACGCTTGGCGATTGCCTCCTGCACCTGTTCGTGGATCATCGTGCCGAGTCCAGTGACCAGCGTGCCAGCCATGTCAAACGGCTCACCCTCAAAACCGAGAGCGGAGTATGCCATAGCTCGGGCGCACTTGCCTGAGTCGCTGTAGCGGAACGGAGTGTCAAAGGCTTGGGGCTTCTTGCCACGGGCCTCGTTCTCTGCCATCTGATCCTCAAGCCACAGGTGGGAGAAGATCGGTGCGGTTGGGTTGGTCCACTCAGCCATGAAGGTGTCCGTTCTGCTCCGGCTCGGGCTGAACTTCTGGCTCGCCCTCATGCTTGATGTAAACGGATTCCAGTTCAAACAGCATTGTGCTGAATGAGTTGCTCAGAGCAAGCAGTTCGTCACTGATCTGCTTGAGTGCGTTTCCCATCGCTGCTGCACGTTGACCAATCTCAACGACACGCTTGATGGATTGCTGTGGTGTTTGTGCCACGTTGCCTCCCTTGATCTTGCCGCCGGTTGGCGACAGGGAGAAAGTTAGGCGCTCAGCAATTCAATGTCAAGCGATTTGCACTCATGCCCGTGGAAAATTTCTGCAAGCTCTGACATCAGGCGAGTGGTCTGCGGAAGATTGCCGAGGTATCCCACTTCGTATCGAGCGTTGCAGTCGGAGCAGTAAGCCTGTAGGTGCATGGGAAAAGTCCTCGTTGTGATCTTCGGTGGGAAGGTCACAGTATCAGATCAGAGGACTCTCAACCTGCCCATTCCAAGCCATATTTCTTGGTCACAAAATCTGCCACGGGCATCCCCTCGTAGCGTCGGCAGAGAAAGTCAAGCGATACTTCCATCAAGTCGTAGTCACCGTCACGGACCTGGTGCAGCACCAAGATCCCACGCCACTCGCCCATCGCTTGCGGGCCTCGATAGCCTTCGCTCTTTAGGTAGCACGACCCTGCCACGATGCCCCTGCGCCTGCCGGCGATAGTCTCCACCATGCCAACCTTGAGTCCCTGCTGGTGGCCCTGCACAAAGGATGCACCGATGGACTTGATGCGAGTCTCAATCATCCCCGAGATGGCTCGACCATTGGAGTTGTTGACGAAGAAGTGTGAGTAGTTCACACCGTCCAGCGACAGCACGTTCAGGAACGGATGGACCTGCCAGCCCGAACGCTCGTAGTCAAGGTCGCTGAGTTTCAGCTTGCCTTCCAGCCGAGGGTCTTGCTGCACCGCACGACTGATGTGGTTCTCATGGTTGCCAAGCAAGATGTGGCGCTCAGGGTTCCACTTCTTCTCCTTGAACTGCCGGCGCTTCTTGTTGTACGCAACCAACGGCTCGTTGAGTTCGGCCCATGCTGCGTTGGACGAAGTGATGTCGTCCTCGTAGGTCATGCCTTGCTGTTCAAGCGGAGAGTTGTGGACCGACAGAGAGTTCATGGCAGCGTGGTCGCCAAGGTGAATGACCTTGACGTTCTTCCTGCCGGCGAAGTGGTCAACGAGATAGTTGCCAATCCACCTACACATATCTGTGGGGTCGCCCGGTTCAATCTGCGTGTCAGGTATGACAACGTGTGTGATCGGGTCCGACATGACTACCTCCTGGTAGTTCTCCCCTGCGCCCAACATGCTAGTTCAGCAGGAGTCACTTGGTAGGGATCTCCACCGTCAGGTACTTCCCATCCGCCATGCTCCCATGCCCGAGCCACTAGGCCCGAGCAGATCAGAGCCTCGCCGTGTCTGCGAAAGTCAAAGCGAATCCACTTTGGGGTAAGCAACGAAAGAGCGATAGAGAAAATGGTGGCTACCGAGTAGCGCACACCGACTTGCCTGAGTGCGTAGTCCACGGCTCGAACCCTGTCCACGTTTGCAGGACAGGCGAAGATGGCTGTGCTGCCACCGGGCGACACTTCGCTCAGGTCAATAGTGACGCAGCGACGGGACATCTGAGTGCAGCGGATCGTGCCATCAGCCTTGATGCTGGTGACGATGGCCGCATGATTCCAATACTTGTAGGGTCGCCATGACGGACGGAGCCACTGACCGAACCGGATCAGAGTGCTGAACGCACCCTTACCGTGTGCAAGAACAAGGTCGCCTGGTTGTACCTTCACAGTTTCCCCTTTAGGACAAGTATCTCTCGTTCCATCCAACGGATCTTTGCGTCACGCTTGTCGTCCTCTGCTGCTTCTTCCTCGTCCTCAATCCCTGACGAGAGATGGGTAGCGTGCATGGTGACGAAGAACCCTGTGATGAGGATGGGGATGACACCGAACCAACCCCGCCAACCAAACGAGTGCGTAAGTTGCACACCCGACACCGACAGAATGGTGATCTTGGCAAGGTCGCCGGCAGCGTCCATTGCTCCTGCGAGAACCCCTCGACCTGCCGCTACAGCCCTAACGAGAATCGTTCCTACCGTGTCCTGCACAGCCATGCCCACACAGCCGAGTGCGGAGTAGCCGACAACGCTCCACCAACTCATAGCTTCTTCAAATCAATGCCGTGCTTGGTACACTTTTTGCCTTTGTACAAGCCAGCGTCCAACGCTACTTTCTTCTTGCTACAACAATGGAAAATAATGCAGTCCCAACAATCAGGCCACGGATCAGCAACAGGTTTTCCGCAACGACATGCGTAAACAGATTCATCAGGCATCCTTCACAATCCTCTCAAGGATCTGGCGAACATCGTCAAGGACTTCGCCTTCTTCCTCTAGTTCCACGCTCTGCTGTTCAGCAATCTTCTTGATGTCCAGTGCGATTTTCCGAATTTCCTCAGACGTTGCTGCGCCGTTGTGGGCGAGGGCAGGCTGAGTGATGGCGGAGTAGATGGTGAGGATGGCAAGAAGGTAGAAGTAGTGCGGGTCAAGGTGGGGCCAGACAATCTCAATGATGCAGATGGCAAAGCAGACAGCAAGGGTCTGCCACACACCGGCTCCACTACTGAACCATTTATCAAACCGATACAGGACCGTTTGTCCCCATTTGTGGGTCCAGTCTTTCCAACGCTGGATCACTTGTCACGCCCTTCGTGCCAGCCTTCGTGTCGAGCGAACTTGATGTCAAGCTTGTCAAGGTCATCCCGAACCGAGTCAAGTTCGTTCTTGATCTCTGTCTGACGCTGCGTCAGTGTGTCCACTTTGGACTCAATACGCTTGATCGCATCGGCCATAGACGATCCACCATTGGGAGTAACTGCCTGTCGTACCACGCCGATCCGTTCCTCAACGCCGTTGATAATTTGATTGTGCATCCACCGCCAGCCAGCGATGAGGAATCCACCAATGAACCCTGCCGATACAACAACCGACAGGATGGTGTTGGTCCAGTTGAGACTTACGCCAATCATGGCAACTGCGCTGCGCCCCACCCGTTACCCGAGGTAGCAAAATAGAAAGCAAACCCACGGCTGTCCTCAACCATGACGGTGAGTTGTCCGTTGGACACAGCAGCCTGCGGAACCTGGTCGGGGAACGTGGCGCTCACCTTGGAGGTGCCACCCGAGGGACCAGCAACACCTTCGTTTGTCCAAACCCCACCAATGTTGGCCTTGTGCCAGAGAGTGTTTGATGACACCTGAAAGACATCAAGACGACCGGGCTTGAATGAACTGATAACGGGAGATACTGCCATGTTGATGTCCTTTGGGGGAGTAGGTACTACGGGTGATGCGAGGTCAAGAATCTGTTGGCGCTGAGCCTTGCGGAGATCGCCGGGGCATCCTGTGTGACCGCCCCAATCCGCTCCGCCCATGCCGTGCCATCCGAAGCCACGACCGTTCACGTCCTCAGCAATGATCTTGGGCCAGCGGTAGGTAGCCATGCCCCATGCGTAGAGCTTGGCAAGGGTACTGATCTGTGCGTCAGTCAATGGCTCGGTGGGAACACCCTCAGTCTCAACTGAGTTCCACGTTGCGTTGCCCGACATCTGCGCCCATGCGACCTGATCGGAGTCAACGTACTGCTCAAGGGTTCCGTCCTTACCAACCCACCATGTGGCCGAGGCTTGGTAACTAGGGTTTGAGAACAGCCCGTAGCAAGAGTTGTTGCCTGCCTGAACGTGCAGGACCAGCCCATTGTGGGCGCTCATCGGTCCCGAGTGGTTAGGGACAGGGAGCCACTTGGCAAAGTCAACTACGGCCATTAGGCGAGAGGTCCGAGGTAGGTGGCTTGGAAGTAGTTGTTCAGTGCGCCGATTCCTACGTTCTGAACCGTGGCTCCCGTGCCCGTACTGTACGCCTGCAAGTAAACGGTAGTGGTGGCAGAGATTTCTACGTCTGCGCTGATGTTGACACCAGTGCCAAGCGGAGTGTGAGGGGCAACTGCCGCACCGTGGTTCACGGCAAGTGTCCCATTGTTCACGACAAATCGAGCGTAGAGATAGTTGCTTGTGTTGGCTGCGGTAGTAATCAAGCCAGTGAAACGGTAGACACCCGATTTGGTGATGCTGATAACTCCGGTGGATGAGTTGAACGACATCCCGCCACCAAGGACTGAACCCCAAGTGTTGTTGAACGGGATCGTGGCAAAGCCAGAAGTGCTGATCGTCTTGGTTCCAGAGTCAACAATGACTGTGAGTTGGCCAGGGACAGGAGGGGTGATCGGCTTCCAGCCACCCGTGCCAGTTGCCGTAGCAATTTGTAGTTCTCCCGTGTCGGTCTGATACCAAAGCTGTCCGATAGCGGTGGCGCTGTTGGATGAGTTTGAAGCGTTGTTGAACGAGACATCCACAGGAGCGGTCCACTGAGGGGCAGTACCGCTAGAGGTAAGAACTCGCTGTGCAGCGCCGATGCCAAGTCGAGTCAGAGCGTTAGCGCCTGAACCGTACAGCAAGTCGCCGGCAGTAGTGACCTTGCCGATGGTGTTGTAGACAGCAAGATTGGCCTCGTCAATGTCGTGGGCTGAAACAACCGGCACACAGACAGCGTTGGACGAGTGAGTCGTAGCGGTTGAACCGTCATAGCCACGGGTAACTACCGTGACCACGTTGGACGAAATGCCTGAGCAAAGGATCTTTTCTTCAGACGTACCGCCGTAGTCAACAGCGACCACGAAGTTACCGTTGATGCCAAGGGCACTATTCCCGTCAGCAATGTCAATCCAGCTTGAAGCGTCAAGAACGGTGAACGTCATGTCTCCCGCCGCCATGCTTGCAGCAAGGGTGGTTGACAGGGCGCTGCCTGAGTACGACTTATTGGTGTATGCCATGATACAATCCTATCTCTTTTAGCCTGCGAGGGTCTTGAGGTAAACCACCATGTCACCGTGGTAGCCACCAAGGGTCGGGACACGCAGACGTTCGGGGAGCCAGTCAATCATGTCAATGGTGACGTTGGCCGTGTATGGACCTTCAACGTACTGAACCACTTGCTGAGACTGACGGATCGCTTCAAGGTATGCGTACTCTTGGTACGGGTCGTAGTAACGAATCGTGCCATCTACTTCCATTGGTTCGTACAGGTTGAGAACAGCCGAGATCATCACGCCTGATGGGATACCTGGCAGAGCCTTGAGAACCCAACGGTTGAGCGTAGGGCTGACACGGTAGTTATTTGTCCCGCCTGACTTGCCGGCGTACATCGTGGTCGTGACTCGATACTGCTCACCGAACTGCTGCGTTGGGAAGCTGACGGATGCCTTCTGGTTGGAGCCGTAGTAGCGCCCAAGGTCAAGCGTGGCCCCGTTGTCAGTGTTCACCGTGAAGTCAACCGAACTTGAGTTGGCGGTGGTGCCGATGTTGGCAATGTTGAAGTCAAGAGCAATAGCGTTCTTGTTGTCGGGGATGCCGTAGGTGATGAGGCCCGAGTCAATGGTTCCCGAGGTCACACAGTTGTTGGGGTCGCCGGTGTAGATGGATGGCTTGGTGGCGTTAGCCCCTGCGGTCGGGGTGATGGAGATGCACGGTGAGTTGGTGATCGGGTCCCATGTGATCCATGAGATGTTGCCCTGTCCACTAATCATCAGGTCCGATGCGTAGGCAGGAGCAAGGTTGTCAATGAAGGTGGTGAGGTCCAACCTTCCAAGACCAGTTGATCCACTGTCGTAGTTGTTCCATGCCCAATAGATGTAGCGGTCGTTGCCGACGATGGCCGTGACTGGCTGCGAAGGAATCTGCGTAACGTCAGGGATCAACGGTCCAGACTTCAAGTCACCTGACGCACCCGATGGGTCCAAACCGTTGAGTGTTTGCGTCATGCGGATACCCTTGTTGGTTCCGATGAAAATGTAGTTCAAGTAGCCACGCATAGCTGTCGGGTATTCGCCGGCGGGCAGAGGAAGCGCAACCACGGGTGAGGTCAGGTTGCCGATAGTTCCTGGCGATTGTGTGCTTGGGATTGTGGTGCGGTAAATGTTTCCTTGTTCGGGAGCGCCACCACGGTCTGCGTAACCACCAAAGTAAATCTGTGTAGAACCACCGGCAAGACAAGTCCAAGTCCAGTAGGGGTTGGGGTGGGTGTAGATCCAGCCAAGTGCAGCCTTGTTCGCTGCGGTCGTGGCAAGGGCGTAGATCGGCGTGCCGATTGCGTGTGATGTTGCGGTTGTGCCGTTCTGTCCTCGGGCATTGACGTTGATAGAAGTAGCACCAACCGACGCTGCCGAAACTTTGATCTGTTCACCTTCAACTTGAATGATTTGGTTGTTTGTCAAAGCACTAGTCAAAGCGTCAACAGGGATAGTGGTTGCTGTGCTGTTGATGCCTGCCGAAAGATAGCCAACAGCAGTAGCAAGACCTGATGCGTTGGAAAAGTCAAAGACGCTTGCACCGGAAGGGATGACAACGCTTGAACCATTGGTGTAAGACTGAGCGCCCGAGATGGTGACGATAAGTCGGCCACCAGTGAATAAGACGTTACCCGTAAGGCTGCTGCCCGTAAGAGCCGTAAGGCTCCAAGTTGTCAACGTGGCTACACCATCAGCGTTACCGGCTGTGGTGACGTACAACCCTGACGTTGTAAGAATCCAAACCTGCCAACCGTCGCCGTTCAAGTCAAGGACGGTTCCCGAAATGCCGGTGACGGTGGTGTAACTACCCCAAGCAGAACAGAACCGAACAGTGTTGTTGTCCGTGAAGTAAACGTACTTGCCTGCTCGAATAGCCTTGATGTAGGCGTTGGTGTTGGACGAGCTGTACTGGTTGATGACATCGGGAAGCAGCGTGACGTTCCATTGAGTCCACGGGTTGATTCCCTTGGAGCGGTAGTATCGCCCATCGTCGGAACCCTTGCGGTCAAAGTAAATCTGACCAGCGCCGACATTCCAGTTGCGGGCCTCACGCCTCCACAGACCTTCGGTTGAGACAGTCCCATCGTCTGCGATGTTGGTGAAGTGGAGCGACTGACGCTGTGGTTGCAAGGACTTGTGACGGAAAGCCTCACGGCGGTACGGCTCAAACGAAGTGTCTACTGCGTAGGTGCGCCCTGCGATGCTGACAGGAAATCCGTTTTGCGGCGGGGCAGACGTAGATGCAAGCGAGGCAGCAGGGGTATTGAGCGTCAGGGCATCAACTTGAGTTCCATCGCTACGCAGCGGATAAGTAGATGCGTGGTAGCCCGTGGTGTAAGTAGCAGCCATTACCAGCCCTCGGTGCGAGTGTACTGACGCTGCAATCGAGCGGCTTCCTCAGAGATGCGCTGTTCGTAAGTCATCATCAACGCCTGCACAGAGTTGCTGACAGCAAGCGAGGGAACCTCGGGAGCCTTGCGAGGGTCGGGCTGCGACTCCATGAAGTTACGCTTGATCTCACGGGGGAGCGTAAGCTGGATCTCCACACCTAGCGGTGGGATGTCGGCCATCGTGGTCGTCATGCCAGTTGTTGTAATATCGGTGCCAAGGCAGGTTGGCTTGTTGTCGCTGCCAAGCGCAGTTAGGTCAAGCGGAACAAACGCTGCGCTGTACTGAACGTAGATCGGCTGACCTGGATACCCACCCTCGTAGAACACGATGCCCATGCCCGATGGGAAGGCAGAGTCACCGATGCTACGAAGCACCTTCCACTTGGCAATCTTGGGGTAGTTCCTTGTCGGGAACGGGATCTTGTGACGCACTTCCATGATGTCAATGAAGTTGTCGGCCTTAGCTTGCGTCAAGTCGTAACCCATGTAGACAGGGTTGTAGGTGATCGTCTGCATACCCACACGGAACAGTCCGTTGTCGGGTGATGACAACCGGTTGAGTTCGTCGTTTAGAGTAACGGCGATGTCAAACTTGGTGTACTTGGGCTGAATGTAGATCAACGTGCCTGCATCGTGGGCAGCAGCGGTGGAGCCTTCGTAGCCACGGGCGACAGTCACCGAACCGTTGGACCAGCCAGTGACGTACATAACCTCAAGATCCACCGAGATGATGGCACCTGCACGCATGGCTACCGAGTTCGCCGGCGTGACGTTGAAGGTTGTGGTGGTATTGTCAAGGGCGGCGGTAAGTTGAACGGTGGAGTCAATGGCCCCTGAGTAAACCCTGCGCCAAGACTTCTCGACCCAATCGTTGAACGTAGTCATGCTGTTTCCTCATCCATGTAAAAGGGTCGGGGGGTTTCATACAGAGCCTTCTCGTAGGGGTCAAGGCACTTTGGATCAACAAAGCCTGCGTCGTACAGGACACGCTTTACATCGGCAGTAACCTTGTAGTCCTTGCCCTGTCGGAAGGACAACGATTCGCCGGCGATGGTGCAGGCAATAGGTTCGGTCACTCGCATTGAGAGGTGCGTCTGCGGGCACTCAATCCACTTGCCACGTTTGCCGCTTTTGGCTTCGGGAAGATGCTCGAGGATCTGTTGTGCTGCGATGTCCCAAGTGAACTTCTTGCGAATCTCCTTGGCTTTCTTCTCGGCACGGATGGCGTGGGCCTGGTAGCTCTTGTAGACCACCTTGAGTTGCGCCAGAGCCTCGTCCTCGCTTGGCTCCCACCAATCGCCTGAGCGACCAACGATGTCAGTCTCGGCAGGTGTGAACCCACATGACACCTTCAAGCCGTACTCAGCGAACTCGGCATGTCCATGAGCGTTAGACAGGATCGTTGGCATACCCTGAGCAATGGTCTGATGAGGGATCATGCCCCAACCTTCGCCACGGGCCAGCCCAAGGTAGACGTGAGACTGTGCGTAAAGTTTGGCTTCATCTTCCTCGGACATCTCATGGTCAAGCACAATGATGTCGCTGCGAGGGTAAGCCAAGTTGACGTTGCCCTTGATGATGAGTCGAGGGGCGGGGTGACTGTTCTTTCCGCACCACTCAGCGAATCGCTTGAACACCTTGATGGCGATGTCAATACCCTTGCGTCGGCCACCCTTGCCACCCGTGATGATGGTAAAGGGGTCCGACATAACGCGAGTCGTTATGCTCCACCTGTCGTAATCACAGCCAAGGCAGAACTTTGTTGTGTTGTGGTTTACTTTGCCAAACATCAACAAATTCTGTTCCGATGGCACAAACACATGGTCATAGAGCGGAACGGTGGTGAGATGTTCCATCGCCAGTTGAGTTGACTCCCACATGGTCAGCAAAGAAACGTGCTGTCCCTTAAACCATCCGTTAGGACGTTGCGGTGGGGACATAAAGATAACGTGGCTCGCCGTGTCGTCCGGTGCGCCGTTGTGTACCACATGGACACCTGCACGTTCAAGGGCGCGTACCAGTTCAATGCTCATCCGTCCGTACCCCGTGGTGGGGGTCGGTGCATAGAACACTTGGAGCTTCACTTAGCAAGTTCCTTTACGGTGCGCTCAACCTTGGTAGCCAGGGACTTGTTGCCGATCAACCGGCCTGTCTCAATTTCATGCTTGGTGGAAGCACGGTCCTGCATCTCTGCTGCACCCTTGAGTCGAGCAGGCTGGATGCCTTGCTCACGCATAGCCTTGAACGCATCCCTGTCACGGGTAAGGCGCTTCTCGGCGGCGTTGGTCTGAGCAGCCTGTGGGCGACGAGTGGGCATGGCAGATGAGGCAAAGGAAATGGTTTGGATCTTGCACCCAAAGCAGCTTTCGCCCGAACAGTCGTGTGGCCTCATGGAAGCGTGTTCCCTGCCTTGACGTTCAAAGCGTGGATTCCTGCAAGTCCTTTGGTTCCTGCTGCTGCGTTGCAAGCGCCGGCGAACTCAAGGTAAGGCGGAGCGGTGATGCCACTCTTGACGTTGATAGCGTGGACAAGCTCAAGATTGGTCGTGCCTGCCCATGCGTTTGCAGCACCCGCAGCCTCAAGGCCGGTCGTGCCTGCCAATTGATTTAGGACTCCTGCTAATTCTTTGTATGGCATAGTTCTCCTACAGCGCCGTGATCCAAGCCGAGTAACCCTTGCTTACAAGAAAGTCGTTCTCGGTTTGATTGATGGTGTGGATGTGTCCACCCTCATAGATGTATGAAACATGAGGGTTGAGGGCTTCGGTGTCTATTGTACCGTCCCAATTTGTGACATATGAAAATACGTTGAGCGAGTCGTTGATAATCCACGGCAACGGAATGTTGGTGTTGGAGTTCTCGGCTGTCGGAGTATCTTGTACAACACTTCCGTCAGAAAGTACAAAGACGTTGACCCCTCGATACCTGCTTGCGTAGTGGCGCATGAGGGCGACTTGGATGCCTCTGGACTCTGGCAAGTAGGTGGGGATGTCCTTGACGTAGGGAGTCTGGAACTGAAACAGCGGTCCAGAGGTTTCTCCGCCACCTGAGAAGGTGCTTGCTCCGTAGGGTGATGCGTCCATTAGCCGCTCGTCATTGAAAGGTTGATCGGTGTCACACCTGTAGCAGTTGTAAGCGCCGTGAGGATCGTCTGAGCGATGACAGCGTGACCCCGTGAGTTCGGGTGAAGTCCATCGTTGGAAAAGTTCTGCGTGTTACCGGATGCGCCACCCATCGCTGTGTCAATGTCAACAATGAACGCCTGAGTGTTGAGCGCCGGTTCCGTTGAGTTGCCTGATTGCGATGAGGTTGCCGTTCCTGCAATGATCGCTGCGAGGTCGGTGTTCATGTTGGCAGCGTTGGTATTGGTCGTAGCACCTTGGTTGTAACCGCTGGTGTTGGTAATGCGTGCCGTGTTGAGAACAGCTACCGGAGCGGAAAGGTCAGGGCTAAGCGTGTTGCTTGGCTCAATGCCGTAACCATAGAAGAAGAAAGCAGGGACCGATCCACCACCCATGCTTGTCAACGTGACAGTGATGGTGTGAGCACCAGCAGCAAGGCCGGTAAGACGCTTGACCATTGGCACGAAACCGAGCAAGGTGTAGCTCGTTCCGCTACCTGTCGGCGTGGCGCTCATTGTCGCTGTGGTGTTTGTTGCGCTAGGAAGCGTTGCCGTTTGCCCCTCGGTCGCAAGGTTGGAAATGTAAGTTCGAGCAGGGATGTTGGTCCCAACCACAAACTTGCCAAGGTCGTTAGGGTTGTTGAACGATCCCGAACCAATAGTCAACGTAGCGTTGGCCGATGAGTACGTCCCCGAGGTAGGTCCGTAGACACCCTGAACTGTGGATGCGTTGTTTGTGTTGATCGTGCATGATCCGCTTGGGGGTGTTGATCCGTCAATTGTGATCGTTGCTGCACCACCGTTGTTTGCTCCTGCGAGAGCAAGGAAGAACAAGTCAATGGTTCCACCTTCAAATGCGGCAGGGATCTGAATGGTGATCGTTGGAGGGGTTGCGCCGACAGCACCTGAAAACATCTTGACAGCGCCGTTTTGAACGTAGGCACTTGAACCCATTGAAGCGGGGTTGAAGAACTGGCCTGCTGCCGGTTGCGTGTGGGTTGCCCACGTTGCGCCCGAGCCGTTGCCTGCGACGTAACCAATGTTGCCCTGAGTGGCACCCGCCATGTACGCACAACTAGCGTTGGCAATGACCGCACGTTGAGTTTCCTTGATGGCGTTGCGGTCGTAGGAGGCGCTGCCTGCGTCGTTGATGCCCCAATTCAGAATGATAAGTCCGTTGCTGACAAGAGTTTCGTAGCCACCGGAAGTGACCTTGGAGTAACCCTGAGAGTTGGCAGGGATGTTGGCGCTGACAGCGGACAGCGTAACGGTGGTTCCACCCTGCGTTCCCGAAACAGTTGCCGTTGCCGTGCCACCATTGCCAGTCCCGAAAACGTAGGTTCCTGATACTGCCTGAACCAAAGGATCGCAGGCTACGGTTCCACCCGAAGTAGTGACAGCAGCAAGAAGGTTGACTTCACCTGGCTTGCCGGTGTACGCAAAGTCAAAGCTGTTTGATCCTGCTGCGTAGTAGGACTGGCTTCGAGGTCGCCACGCAAACCAAGTAGCCCAACCGCCTTGGTACAAACCCGACTGAGAAAGCAGCGAACCAGCGACAGCCATGTTGCGGTACTTGGTGTTGTACCGGACGTAGACAAGACCACCGGGGTCTGCAAGCCCCGTGCCAACGTGAGTTGACTTCCATTGCAAAAGTGATTGGCCGGGGACAACGGTTCCGGTGTTGGTGTAAACGTTGTTTGCAATCGTGGCTGAGCCAGCGGTCCCACGGAAACCAAGCACAGGGCTTTGGTTTGCCCCAGCATAACCGACTTGCTGAAACGCAGCAATGTTGTTGAAGATTGAAGAATACAAAGTTGTGCCGGAAGAAGCCAAGTTGAAACTAGCAATAGGGTTTGCCGAGACAAGAAACGCAGGAACAACTTGAAGTTGATAAGTCCGGTAGTTGGTTGTTCCCGTGCCAGTGACGTTGGAAAGAGGAACGTAAGAAACATTGTCAATCCATGTTTCTTCGGGAACAAACCCAATGTTCGTGGTCGCGTCAACTGCGGCGGTAGACGAAGGGACTGTGGCAGACAAGACGTTATTAGTTGCCGAACCAAGACCAAGAAGGTTGCGGATCAGAGAAGGCCAATACTTCTGGAAGTTGGTTGTTCCGTAACCGTTGTTGCCCGACATAAACGGGTCCGGGGGGGGCGAGTTGTAAGAGTGACCTGCAATCAGGATTCGACCGGGGCTTACACCGATGTTTGAAGAAGCCTGCGAACCTTGCGCTCCGGTAGCGCCGGTGGCTCCTTGTGCGCCTGTAGATCCCTGCGATCCGGTTGCTCCTTGTGCTCCAGTTGCGCCTTGGGCTCCTGTAGCGCCTTGAGCGCCTGTTGAGCCTTGGGCTCCCGTCGAACCCTGTGTTCCAACTGAACCTTGCAAACCAGTTGAGCCTTGAGCGCCAGTTGCGCCTTGATTACCCTGATAGCCCTGTGGTCCTTGGTTGCCGTTGAACCCTTGGTTTCCCTGCGGTCCTTGGTTTCCTTGGTTGCCCTGATTGCCTTGGTTGCCTTGGTTCCCCTGATTACCCTGTGGACCTTGTGAACCCTGTGCGCCTTGTGGCCCTGCGGTGATCTGAGAAATAATGTCAGCTACGTCAGCGACAGCCCAACCATGCGCCCAAGCGGTGTACTGAGGCCATGACTGAGCAATGGTGTTGTCGCCTCCACGGGTGATGGTGGCAGTAGAAGCGCCGGCAGCGTGGTTGGTGACGTAGACGTTTTCTGATGCGACGATGTTGCCGTGGTTGTCTACCGAGTAGAGGCAGACAAGAGCGATGTCCCCACCCGATACAACGCCCATTCGAGCGAGGCCGGTGGAAACGATGGTAGTAGACGAAACATCAAGTGCTTCGTTCAGTTCACCACGGACAGCATCAAAGCGGAGTCTTGCCATCAGGCGGTAGCCTCAAAGTCAGCGGCCCCGAGAGTGTGGGACCAAGTGGTTCCAGCAGGCCAGTCTTGGGCGATAGACCCATCCTGTCCTCTGTTGATGAAAGCAACCTGCGAACCGGGGTCGTGCAGGATGACGTAGCAAACCTCGCCACGGATGATGTTGCCATCGGTGTCCTGTCCTGTGAGACAGATCATGGCGACATCGGGATCGGACACAGCACCCATACGGGAGAAGCCCGGAGAAGTGACCGAGTTATCCTTTGGCCCAATTCCCTGAGAGAGAACGCCTGCAACCGCGTTGAACCGCAAGCGGGCCATGTGGACTCCTACTGGTAAGGGTCGCCGCCAGGAGCGCCTTCGCCCTCAAGCTTGGGGTCTGCACCACCCATGAGGAACTGAGTACGAATGTCCATCGGACGGAAGTTGATCTCGAACCTGCCAGCGCAAGCAGCGCAACCATCGGCGCAAGTGCCGTGGCAAGAATCAGTCTGTTCTTCCCTCATACCTCACGCACCTTGAAGGGGAAGCCGTGAACCTCGTTTGGAGTCATAACCCCGTTGACCCACGAACCATGTGAGTCGGCTGAGACATCCTGAATGACGACAGGCTGCTTGAGGTTGGCATCGCCATCCACGACACGCAAGCGACCGGGACCGGGAGTCTCGTACTTGGCCGGCGAGGAAGGGGCGGAGAAGTCGTAGTTCATGTGACCGCTCATGTCCTCCTTGGACATAACACGGGTTTCACCTACACGCTGCGGAGTCATCGGTTCATCTTGCCCTTCATAATGACCTTGCTACCCATCGAGGGGTCGCCAAGGTGCGAGCGAGTGGGGTTGGGGTCAATGTTGGCAGGCATCGTGATCTTGGTGAACTTGCCATCGTCTTTCATGTCAGTGCGACCATCTGCGGCCATTGCACTGTCCATGTCGTGAGTCCCGATAGATGCTGCTTGGTTAGCCTTTGCACGGTCGGGGCGGTAGCCGGGAAGTGGTGTGCCGGGCTTGCCGGCGAACTCCATGCCACGCTTTTCACCGTTGCCGGTGGGAGAAGAAACGTAATCCATCAGGACTCCTTGTCGGTAGTTGAGGGAGCCACAGGCTTGCCAAGGTGATCGGTGTGCTTACCGCACTTGAGACACTGGTACTGATCAAAACCAGCCATGACATCAAATGCTCCACAGTGAGCGCAGTTACCTTGGAAGCCCATGACTCCCTCCTTCTACCTAGTTGTTGTGACTACTACTGGTCAATCGCTGGGTCAGCGTAGGTCAGCGAGCTACCAGACTCAATGCGCTGCACTGAAGCCTGACGGTAGATGCTGTAGCCACCGAGCCAGTACCAGCCCCACGGCACGAAGCGGCGGAGGTAGTCAGTGATGGGACCAGGAACAACGTGCGGCTGCTCGGTGTTTCCGTCAATCATGCTCCATGCCTTAGCAAGGGACTGACGACCAACACAGATCGTACCGTAGACGTTGGCTCCAACAGTTCCGGTTGAAGAACCGGCACCTTGGAACACTGGCGAGCGAGGGGTTTCGATGAAGCGGAAGCCCTCAAAAGCGCCAAGCTCACCGGCCCAAATCTCACCAGGCTGTGAGTAGGTGTGCGGGTCACGCCACGCAGCCGAACCAGTCTCAGACGTGAAGTCGTAAGCAACGTTCGGGTGGATGTAGGCGGTGTAGAACCCGTTGAAGTTCGGGACGTTCTGCGAGCGCAGACGAGCCTTAGCAGCACGGATGTCAGCAGCCTTGAGTGCGTCAGTCGAAGCGATCTGAACACGCGAGGTCTTGCTGTTCGTGTAAGCCACGTTCGTTCCGGCCTTGAGCGTGTCGCGAGCAACCTCGTCAATTGAGACACCAGCGTTGTAGCCGATGACGTTGGCGACAACGGGGTCAATTTCAACGTACGACTCACCACGCAGGGCAGCGGTCGTAAGCACGGAGTTACCGTACTCAGCGAGCGTCACCGTGACGGTGGACTGTGAGATGCTCTGCGGCGTGACATCGGTGGACTCGTTCAAAGGCGAGTTGGCGATGGCAAGGTCGCTGATGATCGGGAACGTGACAGAGGCACCCGGCATACTCTGGTTGGTCGGCTTGACATCGGCAACGTTGTCAAAGTAAAGCTCAGGACGCAGAGCGAAGCGGGCAAGACGGTCGTAAGCAGCCTGAGCAAGATACAGGTTGCCGGTGTTGGTAGAACCCAAAGGTGGGTTCGGGTAAATAGCCATTGTTGGCCGGCTCCTTCGAGCTAGGCCCTACGGTTTACCGCATACCGGGAGTAAACACGCCTGACTCTCCGCCAAGCCTGTTGATGACATCCATCACTTCGTCCTTGTTTGCAGCACCTTGGATCGCAGCAAAAAACTCTTGCTCGTTGGTGGGACCGGAAACATTGGTTCCCGTTGCACCTGCGATGTTGCGGTGACGCTCAAGTTCATCTCTGACCGGATCATGCGTGTTCTCGGAGGCATGGTTCAGGATTCCGTATTCCTCAGCAGCCTTGCGGATTGCCTCGGGATCAAAGTCCCCATCGTATGCCTTGCGGAGAAGTGCGCCAGTTCCAGTCTCGGGGATTCCAGCCTTGGTGAACGCTAGTTCACGCTTCAAGGAGTCAAGTTCGGCTCTGGCCGATTCTGCTTCCTTGGCCCGTTCCCGTGACTTCCGAAGTTCTGCTCGGATGTTGGGGTCTAGGTGGTCGGTTTCCTCGTCCTGATAAATCTCGTCGGACTCAGCCATGTCTGTCTCTCCTCCCGATACACATGCTCACCGGAGGGTGTGAACACGGAAAGTTGTTGGGTTTAGTTGGCATCTACACAACAAGGTTGCCAGCCCTTGTCGGGCAGCGGCCTTAGCTCGCGATCCGTGATCGGCCAAAGCTCCACTGACAGTAAGTGTATCAGATTGTTGGACTACTTGCCCTGACCTTCAGTTCCTGCTCGACCGATGCCAAGTCCACCCTTGACATTTTGGGTGAATCCACCACCACCTGAAAGGCCGGCAGTACGGGCTTGAGTAGCCAACTGGACAGCAGCCTTGTCCTCAGAAGGTGTAGTGCCAAGAGGTTGATTCAGTCCAGCAAATTCAGTACCAAGGATCTGATTCATTGACACGGTTGCCTGACCACGCTGACCAACTTGAGTCTGTTCAAGTGGCTGCAAGTCTGCTGCTTTGTTGAATCCCTGACGGAAGTAATCAAGGGGATAACCACTGGTGGTCATTTGCGAAGCCAACTGGCCGGCAATATCTTTACCCTGACCTTGAAGGTTGAACCCTGCAAGATTGGCTTCGGTTCCGATCATGGATGCCTGAACCTGTTTGACAATCTGGTCCGTACCCTTGTCGGGGCTAAGGACGTAAGCAAGAAGGTGTCCGGTGTCTACCCCGTACCAGTCGTGAAGAAGTTGTTTGGCATTGGAGTTGAAGTTCTGGATTGCCTCGTAACCCTTCTGGATTCGATTGGTGAGGTTGCTACCATAAATGCCGTTGGCAACAAGGTTTCCAATTTCCTGTGGGTTCAAGAAACCAACGTCAATCTTGGCCCCACGGATCTGATCTTGAATGTCCCGAGAGTAGGTTTGATATTCCCTCTCAGTCATGCTCAAACCCTTAGCGGCAAGCTCAGCCATGCCGGGATACGCAGCTTTGTACTCAGGGGTGTTGCGAAGTGCAGCCATTACTTCGCCGGCGTTCAAATGGTAGCCAGGGTCTGAAATCATTGACCATGCTTGAGCGCCAAGACTGTCAAGGTTCCATTCGTGAAGCGTGCCGATAACTTGAGAATAAGCCCCCAATTCTGCTGAGGCTTTCATATCGCTTACGCCAGGAGTGCCCCCACCACCCATGACAATGTTGATTGGAGAACTACCACCGCTAGGGGAGTTGCTTCCTCTAGTGGTACTGAATGAATCCCATGAACCGCTCTTGTTGGTGAAACCGTTGATAGCCAATCCGTCAGAAAGGCTCAAACCACTTTTTCCTGCTTGGTCAATGGCGGTAGCAATGGCAGAGTAAGCATGGGTGTAGTCAGTTTGATAACCATTGCTGATCTTGCCGTAAAGATCTTTTACGGCTTGCTGAAACGCAGGGTTTGTAGAGCCACCAGGGAAAGTGTTTGCCCACATTGCAAGCGAGGCATCACCCGACCCTGCCATTGTGTTTGGGTTGCCGGGGATTAGGCCAAGACCAATGTGGTACTGCGTGCCGCTGCCCGAAGCACTAAACTGAGGACCTTGTGAGTCGCCATATGGGTTTTGAATTTTCAAAGCACGATTAGTGTGCCGACGATTTGTTGGTGCGTCAAACTTGAGTGCGAGAAGATCCATTAGAGTTTTCCTCCGCCAAAGCCATCATTGATGATTTTGCTGAATTGTGAAGCCCGTTCCTGAGCTTGTGGGCTTTGCTCCCAATTGTGTCCGGGGTGCGTCATCAAATGCTTGCGCCATTCGTCAAGCGTCATTGGAATTGGGCGATTGGTCTTGGGGTCAATGCCACCGTTGAGTGCTGCACTCCACTTGGGGTCTGACCAGTTGGGTTGCTTCATCACGGGGCCAAGCACCTGCATAGCGACCTGAACGTAGGGGTCAAGAAGGATTCGAGTAGGGATGCCCGTTGTGATCTGTGGGGCAAAGTTTGGGTACATGCCGGCAGCGACTTGAACTGCGTATGCCTTGAATTGCTCAACGTCGCCGGTCTTAGCCCACTCGTCTAGGGCAGGGGTTGAGATCGGGATGACGTAATCATCTGCCACTCGTTGCATCTCGCCTTTGACACCGCCACCCTTTTTCTCATCAGAGGGGACAGTAGGCATGTCACCAGTCGCAGGAGCGTTGCCTTCAATTGGTCCTGTCGCTGCCGCCATTTCGGGAGTAGGCATTGGAGCCTGATCTGTAGGTGGCTGATCGGGCGAAGTCGGCGGAACAGCGTCGGGCGTGGGGGTCATCGTGTCAGTCATAGTTCCATCACAGGTTGTAGAACAGGGTCATAATGATCTGCTTGAGTTCGGGGTGGGCAGGGCCAACAACTTTGCCATCTTTATCTTTGCCAGTGATCTGCTGGTCAAGCCATTGTTGCCAAGCAAGTTTGACGCTTGCGCTGTCGTTGCGGCCTGACTTCACTGTTTTCTGCATCTGATCGTAAAAACCACCAGGTTTCATGGTTGCATCAAGCAGGTAGCCGGCAAGCTGTCCTGTCGGCGTTTTGCCATACGGGGTTTGTTGCAGCATCTTGCCAAACTCGTCCATAGCAAGCTTCTTGCGAGCCACACTTTGCATAGCGTTGTAGTTGGAAAGCCACACTTGGTTGTGGTTCACGCCATACCAGTTGATCATGGACTGTTCCCACTTGTACGCAGCAGACTTGTCAATGGTTCGATACTGCTCGTACTGAGGCTTGATCCAGTTGTAATAGAACGAGTTGCCCGTAGTGATCTGGAATTGATTGACAAACTCGGTTGGTGACATGCGCTGACGAAGGCCAAGGTTCAGCAGCAACGAGTAAGCAGGCTGGTAATACTTTGTGTCCTTGGACATATCGGGAGCAAGTGCCATCGCCGCCAATGGGTACTGAGTTAGAAGATCCTGATTCTTGGAGGCCCAATCAAACATTGTCTTATTTTCAGGGACATAGCCACCGTAGACACTCTTGCTTTTAGCCATTGTGTCAATCGTCGCCCAAGGGTTGTCCATTGTAAAAGCATCAACGGCTGCGGAGTAACTGCCCTTATATTTGGGGTCTTTGACGTAGTTGTTGAGCTTGTTCACCATCTTCATGTCAGAGTTGCCAACGTTGATGCTGACTGGTGACACCATCCCAAACGCTATCTTTGCGAACCACAAAATGCTTGCGTTTGCTCGGGAACGGTCAAGAAGGTTCTGCATTGAAGTCTGGCCGGCAGCGGTGTTCTGATTCCAATGGTTCTGCTGCCAAGTGTAGAACGCTTCGGCTTTCTGGAAAGCAGTTGGCTTCTGCCCATTGGGAAGGCGCTGTGTACCAAGCCAATCCCAATACTGCTTGCTTTCACTGGACACGATTTGTCGAGTCGCTTCAATCTGCGCCTGGATGTAGGCATTGTCCATGAAGTTAGGCATGGCTGTTTGACCAACGGTGTAGCCAACAGGCAACTCAATCAAGTTGCGAAGGATTGAGTTGGGGATAGCAGACTGATAAAAGAATTGCGAAGCCGTTTCGCTTTTACCGATGTGTCCTTCAAGCTCAGTTTCAGCCCATGCTCCGACTTTGGTTCTGCCGATGCCGGGATCTGAGAACTCAAGCAATTTGGTTGGGACAGTGACAACAGGACCGAACTTGGGAGAAAGGTAATTGAGAAGCGTTTGCGGTGTTGACATAGGATCGCCGGCTTGCGAAGGCTCAGGCGAGAACGGGTCAATGGTTTGCAACGATGACAGCGAAGCGGTGAACGGCATCCCCATCAAGGAAAAACCGGGAATCGTGTACAGCGAGATACCGTTCTTGTTGGTGATGTTGCTCACCACAGTCTGAACCTCGGTCATGGCAGCGGCGTACTGCATAAACGCACCGGGGTTTTCGGCAAACAACCGACCCATACGTCGCCATGCCTGGTTCTGTGCAAAGTAGAACGGAGCGGCAACCGACATCATTTCCTCAAACTTGGTCTTGTCTGAGGGGTTGTGAATGTACTTGACCATCTTGCGAGTTGCGTTGGACTCAGCAATAACGTCTGCTTGGTCTGCGGTGATGCTGCCACGGCGAACGGCATCCTCAAGACCCTTGCGCTCAAGAACAAACTCGGCAACGTAGGTGGGCTGACGAGACAGGTAGTTCACCATCGGGCCAAGCACCTTGACGTGACCTGCGGTGGAAAGGCGCTGGATCAGGGGGAACTTGTTGAGTGGCTCGGGGCTTCGAGTGATAACGGTTTCGGGAAACAGCTTGCGGTCAGTGTTGAGTGCGTACTTCTCGTAGAAACCGTTGACATGGCTAGGAAGGTCGTTGTTGGCAATGTCCTGCAACAATTTCAAGTGCGGGTTGGATTCGTAATTCAAGCTGGTCTGCCACGAAGCCATTGCAGGAGTACGGGTGACGACCTCGCCAGTTTGCGGATCAATCATCTCTGCTGCTCTTTGCGGAGCGGCAGTACCTTCCAACTTGTCTACGATTGAGTTAGCCCATGAGTTGATCGGGTCAACCTCACCTTTCCTTGGTGTGAAGTTTCGAGCCATTGAAATACGGATGTCGTCAGGAAGCCTCTTGATGACATCTTCCATCTGAGACACAGCAGCGGCGTGAAGTTGTTTGCCTCTGTAGCCTTCGTTGTAAAGCTTGAGGTAAATGTTTGCTGCGGGACGACCAAGGAACTCGCTGCCAGCAAGAGTGTGCGCTCCGTAGAACCATCCCTCAAAGTAACCCTTACCACCAAACGTGGTCATGCGGAAATCGCTGCCACTCATCAGGCGAAGTTTGGTCTTGATCTGGCCTCGGTTGATGATCTTGTTGGTCTTAGGAATTGCGACTTGTTCGCCGGTAATTGGATCGGTGGTTGTCTCTTTCTTGGTCTTGACATCCTCGTAGTAACCAGCGTCACCGTTCAGGTCAACCTCACTAAGCATTGACTGATGAATTGAAGATGCTGCGGAAGGCAAGTAGCCACCGTGACGGTACATCAAGTATGCAGCGTTGCGAACAAATTCTTCTTTGCCAATGGCCGTGATAAGTGCTTCTTTTGCACCAATGGCGACACCACGGGCAAGCATGTGAAGGTTGTCTGCTTCAACAGGGCTGATCTTGTAACCCTTCTTGGCAAGGTAGCTTTGAACATCAACGGGAGGCAACGTAGCGCCAAGACCTTCTGCTTCACCCTTGGGTGGCCTAATGCGCTCAACCATTGGAGCAGGAGTAGCGGCAGGGGAACGAAGCCAGTCAATATGGCGCTGTAGATTTGTCAGTTCTTCTTGCTTGCGAGGCAACTGAAAATCATCTTCGGACATGCCCTTGATTTGCAAACGCAGTTCATCGGCTCGACCACGAAGTTCCTTGACCGTCTTATCTGCGTAAGCAGCGGCCTTGGCAAGTGCTTTGCGCTCTGACTTGATGTAGGAAGCAGTCATCTTGCCGGCGACCATGTTGACTGGACCAAGGCGAGCGGTGTTCAATGCCAACTCAGACAGCGAAACTCGAAGCGCCCAACCAGGAGTCAACAGAGCCATTGGCTTGAACACTCGTTCGTTGACCCAAGCGTCAAGTTGTTCTGCCGTGACCCTGTAGCCATGAGCCATCGTGTCGGCAAAGTTGCCTTCGGGGGTGTTGAGTTTCTTTACGTTGTCAAGCAGCTTGTGGAATTCTTCTTCAAACGTGCGGAAGTCTGGCAGGTGAAGTTCGCCACGCTGGTTTTCAAGAACGGCAGCAGCACGGTTTCCGTCATTGCCAATGACTGAAATGTCTTTGCCTTGACCATCAACACCAAAGATTGAACCTGGCTGGCCTGCATCAGAGTTGCCAACAAGTTTGTCGGTGCGTTCGGAAATGACCTGACGCAGTTGGTGATACGTTTGTTCAAGCCCCCGAGTCTTGAGTGCAGCATCAAGCATCGCTGTCTGCTTGTCGGTGAGTTCACCACTGGCAAAAGCAGCGCGCCACTCGAGGCTGTCAAACCCAAACGAGCGCATAATGATGCGATCAATACGTTGGAAGAAGTTTTGATCAATAGCGTTCTTGACCGTGTTTTCCCATTCTCCGACGTTGTTGCTAGTGACAAGATCGTTGACAAGTTTGGTGATGTCGCCTGAGCGCATCCCCGTCTGCTGCAACAACTGTCCAAGTTTGTAACCCGCTTGAGCGTCACCAAGACGAATGGAGTTGGTCGTGACCATCTGACGAGCTTCATCAACCGACATGGGGTTCTGGCCCAAAACACGGCTTGTCCTGCTTGCTACGTATGAATCAGACAACTTGCCCTGCATCTTGACGACACCATAAAGACCAAGCGTGGGGAGTTGACGACTCTTTGCCATCTCACCGGCATCTGCCAATTCACCGATGCGCTTAGACAAGGTGTATTCGGTTGCGTTTCTTGCCTTTGCCGCAATTGCAAGATCTTTGGCAATTGGCTCAAGGGAAGGCATGGTGCGAGCGATTGCGCCAGCAAGGTTGTCTTTGACCTCTTGCCCATACTCACCCTTAGCCATGACCATGATCTGACTCAAAGCACGGCGGTAGGAAGTGCTGTTGTTGTAAGCGATGTCAACGGCGGTTGAGTCGGCAGCAGTAAGGTAACGCTCAACGGACTTGCCATAGCCCATTGCTCGACCAATTTCAAACGGTGCGGCAACAAGGGAAGCGATGCCATCGGTAGCGCCTGACAACCAAGTGTTCTGCTTGCCGTAAATCATTTCGCTAAGGCCACGACCAATGGTGCTGAGATCGCCAACTGGTGCCTGTGCTTGTTTCCAAAGCTTGCCAGTTGCGTCGTCAGTAAAATAAAACGCTTGATCGGGAATTTGAAACCCTGCCATTGCCGGCGAGGTAAGAGCATCAGTAACAGCCTTGAACCCACGACCCGTCAATCGAGCGGCCATGCCAAGGGGACTGTCCATAACACCCTTGGCGCCACGGGCAACAGCACTCATTGCTTGTTGTTGACCAACTGTGCCACGCATGGCTGCTTGATCTGCAATTGCTTGTGCGTCTGTTGTAGCACTTGGAATAGCACTCTCGGCAGCGGGGATTGCGCCTTCTGCCACAGGAGCGGTGCTTGCGGCGACGGGGGCTGCGTTGGCAGCGACAACATCGGTTCCAGCGGCAGCGGCGGTTTCTGCTGCGGTAGCGCCTGCGGCATCTGCGGCAACAAGACCCATCTCAGGGTTTCCTGCGACAGAACCTGCGACAGCACCCGTTATGGCAGGAGCAAGGACGGCAAGCAAACCATCCCACCCATGCTGTTGATACCCAAGCACGGCTGCTCGATACATGTGCTGCGGAGTGTCAAACGCTTTGTTGGCTACGTTCCAAGCGGTATGGGCTACTTGACCTGCTGCTTGAGAAAGGATGTTTGGTGTGCCTGTCCCATCAGTAGCGACCCAATACCTATTGGTTCCACCGTGGGCCTGCAAACCTTCTTTCCAATAACCGTGATCAGTCTGTTGCCCTGCTGCGTGATAGTTGTTGAACAACGCATCAACGCCGTGGGTGACTGCTTTGGGAAGGTCAATCAGCAAACCAGTTTCAATTTTGTCAACAAGGTTTCCTGCTTGTTGTTCAACCGTGATTTGCGGACCTTGACCACCTGTAAGCCAATTGGGAAGTCCTGCGTACTCGCCAAGACCGTTGATTGCATTGATGCCGGTCTTGAAAGCACTGTTTGTAAAGTCGTTGGCAGCGTTGTACAGGTTGCCGGGGATCTGCCAAGGCGTTTCGTTCTGAGTTTGAACACCAGCTTCTTTTAGTTGCTGAGCCTGCTGCTGTGTTGCTACATGAAGATCCCGTGCGCCGGCAAGGTTCTCAGCGCCGTGAACAATGTCCATCCCCCACTGGCCAATGTCGCCAAGCCAGTTGCCAGCGTCCTTACGAATGTTGATACCACGACCGGGATCGCTAGGGTAGACAGGCGTTTGAGGCGGAGGGGGCGCTGCTGCGTATTCTCCACGACCGGAACCACCAGGCATTACTGCCTCCTACCGTGTTCAGCCTGCATACTGCGAATGAGGCTGGAATACATTGCAGGGTTCTCTTGAGCGTGCTGATGTACAGACTGTGCTACAGCGTGTACAAGTTGCAACGCACCAACCATCTGAGCATTGCTTTCTACGTCGCCACCCTGCTTTGCAATGGCTACAACAAGATCGGGGTGCTGCTTGAGTGTTGGCGCTGCTTTAAGAACTCGATCAATTTCAACCGCCATGTTGTCATGGAACGGAGCGTTGCTCGGGTTCGGAACATCAGTCGGAGTCATACAAGCGTCTTAGCGTAGGCAGCAAGCTCCTGAACCTGTCGAGTCGCCATTGACGATGTAGCGGCCTGCTCAAGAACATTTGAGATTTGTGCCATTGGGTTGCTTGCCATCGTTGGCGAATCGGGAGTGTTTGCGATTGGTTCTTTGGGAGGATGTGGTGCTGGTGCAAACAAATCGTACTGAGCAAGATCCTCACGGGTGGGCGGAGTTACCATTGACTGACCCTGTGGTGCCTGCATTGGTGCCTGTGGTGCGTTCTGCGGGGCGCTAGGAGGCGGAGTGGGAGTTTGTACCCCTGCCATTGGAACGGCCCTTTGAGCGGCTTCCTGAGCAGCAGCCTGTCCGTAGGGTTGACCGGGAGCGGTAGTGATCGGCTCGGGGCCACGGGCGTTCAAATCTGCGCGGTTGGAGTAGGCAGTCTGTGACGACCCCTCGACCTTGCCACCACGACCCTTACGAGGCATTGTGATTCCTCAAGTGGTTTTCAAAAGCAAGTGAGATGATTTTGCGACGGTAGGCGCATGGCCCGCAAACGCTCGGTGTCTCATCACCTGCGACAAGCGGATCTACAAACAGATAGCCCGACCACTCGTCGCAATGCCAACACTGTCCCACTACTGTCCCCCTGCTGGTGAGTGCAACGCTCCCAAAAGTTGTTTCAAATTGTCAAGTCCTTGGGGTGGCGCTCCGATAGGCGCACCTGCTTGAGCCATCGCTTGCTGGTCAGGCGGAGGGGTGCCAAGACCCGGCTGGTCCTCGGGCTGGACTTCGCCTCCCATTCCTGGTCCACCGGGCATCCCAGGTACAGGTGGAGTAGGTGCTTGTCCCTGAGATCCTTGCTGCGAATCATTCTGCTTGTCAGCCTGTTCTTTCTGCATTTCCTTGTGGACCTGAGCGACCGCTTGCTCGATTGTAGTACGTCCGTCGCCCATAGCCATTGCAATGCGGGAAATCGTGTTGGGGTCAAGCTGTCCCTGAACTGCCTGCTGTTCTAGGCCCGTCAGCAAAGCCTTCCGCAGACCTTCCATGTGGATGCGAGAGGTTTCCATCTCAGGGTCACGAATGAGCGGGTCCATCTCCATCGCAGACTGAATGGACATCTCACCGATGCCGACCTTTTGACCGATCATCACAGCCATTTGGTTAGCGTCGGACCCCGGCAGCGGATAAGACACTTTGACCAAATCTGTCTCAAAAGCGTCGTTCGGCGTGTAGTCGGGGGGCGAGTTGATCTCACCGTTCATGCCAAGAAGGAACAGCGTTGGCTTGTTGCCGTAGTACGCCTTCTGGACTGCGATAGCCCTGCGGATCTCGGCTTCCATTGAGGCAGCGAAGATTTCCTGTGTCTCTTGAATGTCAGGGTCTACGGCGGCAGACATGACAGATTCACCACGGCGAGCGGTACGGATGTTGGAACCCGACTCACCACCCCATTCGGCAGGGATGCCGGCGCTTAGGCGGGCGCTGCGCTCAAGACGGTCAAGGGTTGCCTCGGAGTGCTGACCTGGCTGCGGTGACAACGCCATGATCGAGCCGTTCTGCAAGATACCTTTTTGTCCGGTTTTGCCATCGGCGTGCTGCACGATCTTGGCCGACATGCCGGAGGCGTTGGGGTGAGGCACAACCCATTCGTCAGGGAACACTCCACGCATGACAGCGATGGTGTTCAACGCATCAAGCTTGGCCTGACGCTGGAACATGCCCATCATGGCTTCAAACTTGCTCGTCACCTTGTCAAGTGCGATGCGAGTTGGGATGACCACAGGGCAAATGCCGGCACGGTTGGGAATCCGGTCAAGGACGATGTGCGCTACGCCCGGAGTTGTCTCGCCACCCATGAACCCACGGGACTCACGCTTGGCTCCAACGGCAACAAGCACGGTTTCCTCGGCATCAACGTACTCAAGGATGCTGAACAGCGTGTCGTCGGTGGACTTGCCGGTGTACAGAACCCCTGCCTGAGCCGGATAGTTCTGCTTGATCCAGCGCAACGTGCGCCAGTCCTCAAAGATGCAATCATCCGGTTCCATGTTTTCGGGGTCAATAGTGTCTGACGGGAACGTAGACAGAGGGTTACGAACCCGCCAGAAAGGGATCTCACGCTTGTCGTTGCGATTCAGCGACACAGGGGAGATAGAGACTGGTGACGAAGCGTAGGCGACTTGGTATCTTGCTCGCCGGCGCATCTTCATCGTCATGTCGTTCATGTCAAACCAGCCGAGAGTCGCCATCCTGCGTTGACGTGACTTCTCAACTGATCCTGAGATGCTGGCCCGAAGCGCAGGATACTGAATGTCGGGTAGCACGGAGGCAACGCGAAGGGAGAACTGGTCAATGCCCTGAGCGAGCAGGTTCGCCACGGCGGGCTTTTCGTTTGCGTCTAGCTCAGGAAGGGGAACGGTGACTTCGTTGTTGTAGTGGGCGCTGATCTCTTTCATGCGCCGGAGGTAGTCTCCACGCTGCGTTACTCGCTGCTGATGCAGGCCGGCGATTTCTTCTGCGCTACGCATTAGGCCGAAGCTCCGATCCAAGACGGTCGCCACGCAGTTATATCAGGGGCGTTAGGCGTTGACAGGTTGGGAAGATTCCACTCAAAGAACCACTCAGCCATCACACAGTCATCCGTTCGCCCATGAGGATACTTCGTTACCTCGTCAATAAGGCGCATCCCGACGACCTTGCCATCCCCACGACCAGGAATCCTGACTCGACCAAAGCGCCAGTGTGGTGCGATAGTTTCCACACCAAACTCTGGATCGGACTTGTTACGACTGGTTGTGTGTGGGATGATGTCAACGTCGTTCAGCGAACGCCATCTACGCACATGGTCATATTGTAGCATGAAGCGTTGCGCGGCATTAGACTCGACAATCCAAGTCGTGATAGGAAACCCTAGCATACGCGAGGCATCTTGCCAGTCGTCCATGACTCCGACAAACTTTCCGTCCTGAGCTGACCAGTCTAAGAAGTCGGGAGCGTCCATCTTCTTGCGAAGAAGATCAATCAGGTATCTCCTGTCTGACTGTGGGTCATAGATCCACCATTGCACCGACCAGTAGTTTGTCGGGCTTGGGTCTGCGGTGGCAATGCTCAGACAATCGTTAGGATTCAACCCTGCGGGGATCTGTAGGCGATCCCTGTCGTGGTCAATGCAGCCCACAAACTCGTCGTGTCCGTAGACCCATGCGTTCGGGACTAGGACTTCGGCGGGGTCTGAGTCCTCTTGCTGGTAGAGAACTGTAAATCTTTCGCCGCGATTAGCCATGAGGGTATTGACTTTGACCCACGGGATTCGTCGGGGGACAAGCAGGCATCCTTTGGGCCAAGGCTCTGATGACTTTTTGTGCTGTGAACCATCGCATCTGTCGTCGTAGTGGGCCTTGAAGATGATGTGGTGGTACTTCTTGCCTTCCCGACCCTCGCCAACCCGCTTAGTGAATTCTGCTTCGTCAATGTCGTCATCTTCCTCAATACCTGGACTGTTCATGTCCAAGGCAAATCTGTACAAATCGTCGCCCGAGATCCGCTGCCCCTGCAAGATCAAGAGTCCACCCGGCTCAAGTCGAGTTTCACAAACGTCTTGGTAGACATCTTGGAGAGCTTCACGCTGCTCAACGGTACGCATCTTGCGAGGGTCAACAAGGTCGTCCCACATCACAAAGTCGTAACGTCCACCAATGAACGAAGTGTCAATCCCGTAGGCAGACCACGTTGGTTCCTTTTCCGAGATGGCCCCTGTGTCGTCCGGCTGCATGACGATAAACGCTTCGTTGGTCCAGATTTCCTTGTCCATCGGGCGGAAACGTCCAAAGTCCTGCGACAGCGTAGACACAGCATCCAAGGCATCGCCCCGTCGAAGTGCGTTGGCTTCGCCTTTCTCAGGCTCAATACGCTCAAAGGTACGCTTGAGTCGCATGAGGTTACGTTTGGCAAGACTCATGGTGGCCGAGCCAATCATGCCTCGCACAGCCCTGTTGCGACAGGTGAGCCATGCAGGGATGTCGTGAACAAACGTCACGGTCTTACCGGAACCTGGCGGTGCGTTGATTACTGCGTATTCCTCGTTGGGAGTATCCAGTAAGTTTGCGATCTGCTGCGCTGCCTCGTTCTGCCACGGCACAGCAATACGCCCAAAGTACCGCTCTTGAAAATACCCAAAGTCCTCTAGCGCACGTTTGGCTTCTGCCGACAACTCCGAGTGCTTCTTGGGATTCGGGAGTTCTTGGGTTGCTCGAACAAGCTGCGCCTCTTGTCCCTTGACGTTGTGTGTCTCACGCTTTTCAAGACGTTGTGCAGTAGCGACAGAAAAACCGGCCTTCTTCGCTGAGTCCGATTGCGAGAACCCTGCCTCACGAAGCGACCAAAACTTTGCTTTCTGTGCTGGACTAATTGCCATGAGGTATCATATCTAGTACCAACCTCCCTTGGTGCGTTCGGACCCCCACTTGAAAGTGCCGAGGGTCCAACGCGCCTTGGCGCTAAGAAAATTTTAGATTTTCTAGGGGTGCGTTGCAGGGGCAGGTGCGGATGCTGCCGGAGTGGTTGAGCTGTAAGAGGGGATGCCGGCGGCTCCCAGCAACACTCCAAGTCTCGGATACTTGGCCTCCAACACCCTGACGACTGAGTAGTAGGCAATAGCGGCGGCAGACCCGATTGCTGAAACCACGGCGGGCTGGCTGATGCCAAGATGCGCCAAGAGGGTTACAGCAAACCCCACAACAATCGGTGTGGCGGTCCTTACAATCGAACGTACAACGTCAGTCATCATCTTCCTTTACATGCTCTACGAAACAGTTAGGCCAGCAGTACCAGCGCCCGTTCTCCCTGAACGATGAACCGATGAACTGTTTACCGCATAAGTCACAACGCTTGGGTTTGCGCCTGAGTACGTCAGACAGCATCTAGCTTCTCAATTGCCCCGTCCCATTCCTCTGCGTTGGCACAAAGGTTTTCGGCGGGATTCTTGGCGTGAACAGCGATGTAGTCCCGACGCATGATGTCAGCGACTTGCTGCAAGTAGTGGTACTCAATCTTTGTAATCCTGATAGTGCCGGTCATCATCATCCTCGTCCCCTGGACAGTAGATCGCCTGATCGTGGAGCCTGATACCTTCAAGCACACCTTCCAGTGAACTAGATGTTACATGGTATCCGCAGTTCTCGCATTCCCATGATTCCTCAACCAACTCTGGATCGTAGTGCCGGCGATACTCAATCCAATCTCGAAGGATCAGTCCAGCGATCAAAACCCAAGGCAACACGAAAAGCGCAGCGGAGATCATGTCATTACCCTACAGCCTCCCATCGTGGCCTGCCGAAACCCTTGCTTTGAGCAATGTTGGGAAGCCCATGAATCAGTGAAACACAACCGTAATATTTGTCTCATTGCTCAAACACCAATAATCCCTTGGGTTACTACGCAGTAACTTGACCTGACACACCGTCAGAAAAATGTCGTGTGATACGATGCGTGGGTTCCACCGAGGAAACACAGAACCCGCAAAGCGCAACCTAATAAACAACAGGGCGCTTGCGCTTCCTTCTTTCAGCTACCGCACCTGCCGGTTTGCTCTACGCCTCGCTTCGCTCGTTGTCATGGTCGAGTCATGTACGTTGTCCAGTGACTCTGCCTTGTTCCGGTTGGTTGTATTCAGCAGCTTTCAGTGTGACGAAATAATGGCTCTGAAGGAGTGGATCGGACCAATTGCCGTGATGTCGGCCTTGGCGATTGTCTGATGGCAAAATGAGGGCTGTACGTCAGGTAGATATACGGGCCTTTGACAGCCACCCGCCTCGGCACACTCCCGGTCGAACCCCCAGACTGGCGATGGTTTGTGATGTTGTCTCACAATGTCGGACGTTCCAGGGGAATGGTCGCACGTTCTCACATGTCTCACGATGATGGACAGGGTAGTTATGGGGAATGGGTAAGACTTGGCATATGACGATTTCTGATAGTTCCTGGCCAACATCACAGCATGAGACAGGCCAGCTCAAGGTAGCTCGTCACGATCGAAGAAATCTTCCCGTAAAGTCTTGACATATGAGACAGGGTTAATTACGATCAAGAGTGGACCATCCAGCTAGGCAAGGAGACAACATGGCCACCATTAGTGAACTAGTCCCGATTGATTCCGTAAGTGTTCACCGCAACTATCGCGAGACCGTCGCTGATGAAGTCAGACGCATTGCAGACGACATGCGCGAGAATGGATATCGCGCCGCCTATCCGATCCTTACCGACATGCACGGCACCATCATTGCGGGCCACCATCGACACGCCGCGGCAATCCTGGCGGGCCTAACGCATGTCTACGTTTCTAAGAGTGATGCAATGGCGGGATCAGCTGATGCACTACTAGAACAGATAGCGGAGAATGATCTACGTCATCAATCGACTATCGTCGAAGATGGACGCGCATATCTGGCACTGGTGGACAGTGGCATGTCTACTGATGAGATCGCAAGGCGGTCGCGCCATTCCCGTCGATACGTTGAAGATAGGTGCACCGTCGCGGGGCTTGACACCGTTGCGCAATCGCTTGCCATTTCTAAGGGTATTACTTATGGGTTGGTGTTGGCAGAGTTCCCGCATGACATGCAAGCAGACCTAGCGCGTAGGTTTTCAGAGCTTCCACGATCAGAGTTCTTCGCCGCGGTGGATAAGGCTCGCGCGGCATGGCATGAAAGCATGAACGCCGGTGGAATGTTCGGTGATGGATTCACTCTAGAGTCCCAAGAATGGGACCTAGCCGCGGCCGCCTACGTTACTGAGGCAATGCGAGAGGCGGAAGAGAAGCGCCAAGAGGAACTAGCCGCGCGCACCATCGTAGTGAAAGATACGCCTATGGGCCGCCATGAGCTTGCCGCGGCGCTAGGCGTATCAGTCGCCGCCATTGACAAGCGTATCCAACGCGGCACCCTTACCCCAGATATTACGGTGTCGGGTTCACCTATCTGGTACGGGTCTACCGTGGCCGAGATCATCTCGGCATGATCAAAGAAATCTTATCAGAAACTATTGACATAGTGCTACTACGTCACTACCGTTCTAATCAGTAACCAACTACAGAAGGAGACAACGCAATGACCAACACACAGGACACCACCCAAGCGCAGGAATACGCCGACAGCATCGCGGAGACGCTGCGCGCGTGGGATCTTATTTCTGACGCGTGGACCGAAGCCGTGGGTCATGATGACGAGGCGCGCTACGCCGCCGTGTGGCTCCGTTGGCAGGTGCGCCACGGGGACGCAACGCAAGCGCGCTACGCACCGTTGGCTCTGTCTGAGATTGACGACCTTGGAGGTTTCGAGTTCGTTGAGGAGCAGGGCGGCCCCGGTATGGCATGGGGCTATGGCGCGTTGGACGCCTACGCGATCACGCATCAGCGACCAGGCCAGAAAGACGACGTGCGCGGTGCTGAGTTCGTCGTATCGTTGGGCGGCCCGAGTTGCTACGTCAAGAACGACGGCAGCAACACCACCATTACCGTCTACTGGGGCAGCGACACCGGGACAGCTCACGCAAGCTGCCAGGCCGTGGACGACGCCGCCGAAGCGATCATGGACGCCGCCGCCTACGGTTTCTAGACCAACGTCGAAACGCCGTAAGGCGTTCACCGGGAATGGTCCCCCGGTGCTGATGAGACAGACCGAACTAGGGAGGTTCTAATGCAACGGATTACACCTATCTACACCGCCACGGACGCCGAGCAACACCTTGCTCAAGACTGGCACGGAGGTCAAAACACCATGCTCCACGCGGTCGCGAGCACTGGCGCACTGGCACCGGGCGCTGCGTGGCGCGACACTTCAGAAAACCGTTGGAACCTTGCCGCCATGCTGGGCGCAGAGCTGCGCGACGTGCTGCGCGAGATTCCGAAGGTTTCATTCATCGACCACGATGCCGACACCGCCACCGTTAAGGCGTGGATCTGCAAGATTGACGCCGTGACCGATGCGCTTGAGGATGGCTTGCCCACGTTCACCGACGCTTTGCGCGCCGCAGGTGTGCAGGTGACGGCATGACCCCATACGGAAACGATGTTTTCAGGCTCTCGATTCTTTGGGCGCTTGTCTTGTTCGTCATCGTGGCGGCAGGCACTCCAGAGAACGATCCGACCATGCTGGGACCGATAGCCGCGCTGATCGTGGGCGCGGGATTCGGTTGGGCGTTGGCAATCCGTCGAGAACTCCGCCGCCGGCGGTAGCTCATCGGCTAGGGCTTGCGGCTTCGGTCGTGAGTCCTGGCCGGTAGTTCACCGGGAGACAATAAGAAAGTAGGAAAGTATGACTTACCGCATAGGGCAAAGCCCTGAGAGCATCGCCGCAGAGCGATTCTATGGGACACCGAAAGACCACGCCGCGCTGCTGGATGGGCCAGACCCGCGCCACACGCCGGGGATCTGCCTAACGTGCCGCATCATTGACGAAGGTCGAAGCAAGGTGGAAGCATGACCGCCGCCGCTGTTTACCGTGAACTAGAGCGGACCAGCGATGGGGGCTGGCGCTACTTCGCCCCCGGTACTGGCAACCCGCACAGGGCCTACGGCTACACCAAGCGTGAAGCCGCTCGACTCATCGCCGCACGACTAGCTGAGAAGGTGACAGCATGACACCGTTTCAGGATGACGCGCTACGGCTGTTTTAGCCCACACCTAACCCACACCCAGCACGGAGACGAGGAACGTGCTACGATCACCCACAGCTAGTCGAGAGACGAGCGCGATGCCCCACCGGATGTCTCCCCGGTGGGGATTTTCGCGTCTGGACATTGGCACTTTACGGCGCATTGGCTGAGCGATGCTTTGATTATTTGGCTCTGCGATGCTTGAAACATTGGCACCTTACGCCGACTCGCTCACCGCAAGACTGATAAGTCGCACCAAACGCTTCACGGCAGCCCTTGTGACGCACTCAGGGTCGCTGTAATCGTATTCGTAGCCCTCGGGTGTGTATCCCATGCTCAGCAATGCAATCTCAGGGTTTGATTCAAGCATCATATGGTCTGCACGGGCCTGGATCTTTAGATCATTGGCCTCGGCAAGCTCTTTCATGCGCTCTAGGCTCACGACAGCGCCTTCTGCGCTTGTTCAAGGATGTAGCACACGGTTTCATAGGCACGATTTGGGTCGTAGCCCTCAGTGGTTCCCCGATTCTGCCGTGATGCAAGCCAGTTCTGGCGCTCCTGATCGGTGAGTTTGATCGTGATGTTCACGGTGCAGGTGCAGCGAGCGTCAAACTTGAACTCATCGTGTCGAGCGCAACTCATCGCTCCCCCTCTAGTGCTGCTCGGGCTGCCCTAATGAACTCTGACGAAAACGGAAACCGCTCATCTTCGGGCCAGTCGGCAACCTTCTTGGCTGCCTTTCGGCTGATCGTGATGGTCACGGTGTCAAGTTTTGGTGCTACAAACAATTCACAATTTGATTCACAAACCCAACCAGGACGACAAGGGCCATCGTCGTAAATATGTTGATTGGCTCTATGCCCACAATTCACGCAGATATTTTTCATCGCTCCCCCTCTAGTGCTGCTCAAAGCGTGTTGTAAACTGCCGGTGCGAACTCCCCGTAGTTGATGTAGCGGTGAAGGACCTCACGGCTGATCGTTATGGTAACGAAAGTTGGCACAAAGTGACTTTGTGTTCCATCCCGCTGCCCTAAAGTGCTGCTCGTGATGGTCACGGTGTCACTACGGTCGTGCTGATCCTGCGGTGATCCGAGTGTTTCTGTGGGCTGGTCGGCCTGAATCGCTACGCTCGTGGTGTCGGTCGCTTTGCTGCCAGTAGTGTCGGAATCTTGACGTTCGGTCATGCTCCTGCCCCTCGATAAGACGACATAAGGCTCCTGAGTCCGTCCAAACGGCTTTCTGAGGCTCTCTGTGCGCTTCTAATCGCAGTTAGGGACTCTCGCTGCACTAAGTAGTTTCGGAGGCTTACAGACGCTTCTAGCGTGGCATGGTCCTCAACCTGGTCCACCGTCACCTTGACCCCTCGGCCTGCTGCATCGTCACGAAACTTCATTCGAGCCTTAGCGAACTCCACTTTGTAGTCTGCCTCGGCCTCGGCTGCTGCTTGGGCGATGCTCGCAGTTTCCTCAGCGAGCTTGCCTAGTCGCCTGCCCTCTTGCTCAATCGCCTCAGCGATCTGATTCATGCTCAACATTCGTCACGTTCCTTCCACAGTCTTGCGAAGTCAGCCAACGTCAGCACAACGTAGCCATGCTCCGCACCCTTGCCTCGACGTTTGGCGACCACGATGCCGTAGTCAGCCTTAGCGTTGGCACGTTCACGCTCTGCCTCACCGAGCCAGCCGGGGAGATCCAGTTTGCCCACGTTCTTACATTCAATAACTAGACCTGGCAGACCGTTGATGTCGCCCTTGTCCATTGTGTTGCCTGCCCCGTAGCGCCTCTCAGCGTAGGGAAACCCATGCTCTGCTAGGTACTTGGCTACATCTCGCTCCCATTGGGAACCCTTGGCTTTCTGTGGTGTTGTCATAGGTGATCTCCGTGGCAGTTGCACTTGCACCCATCGCAGCCACACGTTTGCTTGTGGCCGCACACTTCGCCATCTTCATCAAGCGGGCGAGGGTCATCAACGTCCTCGCAGGGACATTCTTCGCAGCCATACCCAAAATATTCTTCTGGTGTCTGTAGTCGCCAATTGTCATATGTCATAGCAATGCCTCCAAGTGATTCGTCTGACAGTTCTTGTCCATATCGCACCAACCGTAGACCGTGCCCTGTCGAACACGCCTCGCAGCCTCAACAATTTCGTTCACGCCCTGCCACGATGACAGCATCAGTCCGTGGTTCCGTGACCACTCAGGGTTGATCGTGACCCATGAGTGACAGCGCCGGCACAGACTGACGTACAACTCTGGCTCAAGCTCTGCACCTGGCCTCACGCCTCGACCGATGATCTCATGGACATCAGTGGCCCAATAATCACATCCCGGCAAGATGCCTGCTTCGCATTGTGGAGAGTCAGACAGGTGTGCGTAGCGCAGCACCTTGCGGTCCACGTTGGACTTCTTGCGCTTCTTGCTAAACGGTGCGAGTCGGCTCCGTTTCAACTTCCACCTCCTTGCACAGCGTTGGCCTCTGGCCGTTCTTGGGGCAGGTGTGTGATGCCTGCTTACCCAAAGCACGAAACTCATGGTCGCACTTGGTACACCTAAAGGTTCTCATCTGTCTCCTTTATTCTCTGGATGATCCATTCCACGACAGGAACGGCAACGGCATTACCCATTTGACGATAGCGAGAACTATCAGCTTGGTCAATCAATCCCTTGATTGGGTCAATCCGTTGCGATGTCCAACCGTCAGGGAATCCTTGCAGCCGCTCGCACTCAATTGGAGTCAAACGTCGAACTGCTTGGTCAGTCATGACTGCTGCCCCCCCCCCCGCTCTTTCTGAGAGTCGGGCTTGTTTCTTGGCTTGGCTGTGCGTCCAGTCCTTGCGTGTGGCTGAACACAATAAGAACGGTAGCCCTGCTCTCCAGTCCTCGGTAACTCATATGGAATTGATGCCAGCAATTCTAGGTCCGTCCTTGATCGCCACGAGATTAGCGTTGACATAACTGATATTTCGTTGTTCGTGCCACTCGCTCGGGAAAAACGTCACGAGACGAGACGAATGAAAGCGGCACGTAATCTCGGGCACGAACGCTGAGTAGTTGGCATCAGTGAAGTACCAAAACGAGTTCTCGTTGTAGAAGGCGACGTGCGTCGGGTCCTGGAAAGCGCCTCGGCCATCAGTGCTCGGCGTATTGCTGAGCAGAATTCCTCCATGATCAAGAAGTCGGTAGAGCTCATTGAATAAAGCGATCTTGTCAGGGATGTGCTCAAGGAAATCGACGGCGCGAATCACCCCGACGCTTCCGTCAGGCAAATCGATTCCCTTGGTCACGTCACCCACGATGTTGACTCCCTCAGCCTTGTGCTGATCGACACCGAGATAGCCATCAGGCTTCCGATGAGCGGCTCCGAGATCAAGGCAAAGCAGTCCCCGTCGCTGAGCCCAAGCCAACGCATTCGCCTCGATGTTGGCATCATAGAGTGCGACCGTTTCAGCTTGAATCCTTGCGTTCAGTTTGGGATCGCGCTGAGTGTTCCTGTCGTGCATTCTCTGGAGGTATAGGCATTCGTTAATCATGTGAAAATCCGAGTGCTGATAGAGCCTGGACATGATGTCCTGATCGTCCAAGATGTCTAACTCTGGGTTGTAGCCGCCGATCGCTTCGTACGCCGTGCGACGGAACGCTCGAACATGATTGGGTGCGAACCAGATGTAACTAACATTGCTTGGGAGCGGTTCCATTGATCTGCATTGCAAATAGGCCTTCCCGTCGATCTCAACTTCATCGTAAATCCAGCCCATGGCCGAATTGAATCGATCGTCGTTCCGGCTGCCGTCCTCATTGATCTGTGCAAAGTGGCTGTAGACAAATCCCGCGTCGGGGTGGCTATCGAAGGCCTCGACGACCTTCTCAAGACACCTTGAGGCCAGAATGTCGTCATGGTCGTACTCGACGAGGAACTCTCCCGAGGCAAGTGAGCAGGCCCACCGCTTCGCAGCGCCGACGCCAGTGACTGACGAGTCGGCAACTGAGACCTTGATACGCGGATCGCTGACCGGAGGTGTCCAACGGTTCGAACCGTTCAGGACAACGATCCACTCCCAGTCCTCGTAGGTCTGGGCAAGCATCGAACGTGCGCATTCATCAAGATGTGTTCTGCGGTGGCTGGGCGTGAAGACAGAGACGCGTGCCATTCCTATGATCCC